CTCACCTTGTGACTCTAGGTGGGCGGCAGCAGCGATTCGATGGTGCCCTTCCGACTGGGTTACCCTACCTAGAGATACTGTCTCTCCCGTCTCCTTATCTACCTTGGTAGCCTTACCACTACTAGAGTCCTCTATGATGATGGTAGCGGGGGAGTTGATAGAACGCTGTTGATCCCAACCATGCTCACGCAAGCTGTCTAGGGTACCGGCACCGTGAGGATTACGTTTACCGGACTCCAGGGGGACACTTGCCTCTTCTAACTTTTGAGGCATAACTGTGTCCAGGGGGCCATCAGTAGAATGAGTTAGCTCATTCTTCCACTCAGTCCCGGTCATAAACAGCTTAAGTTGAGTAGGGTTAAGATTGTCTGCCATTCCCATAGGGATCAGCTTTCGATGCGAACCGCACTCGGACGGTTCATATGCCCGCCCGTGTTGTATGCGTACTCCCAGCGCTGTTCACCTTCACCAGAGTGAGCACCCTGAACGAAGTCATTGAGAACATCGGGGGCTTCGATCCAAGAGGCCGACCCGACATGGGCACGTTCCTGCATGGTCTCTTCTGCACGCTTGAACACGGTCTCGGCTTCTGGCACAGCGAGGTGTCCTTGGGCCGGGGCGGTGTCACGGTAAGCTCCGACAGCGAAGTCACGAGGGACATCAGTATCGGTGGCGACACCTTCCATGAAGCTCTGGTCGCCACGGTTTCCAGTGTACTCTGGTCCATAACCGTACTCAAAGATAGTCTCTGACTTTTCAGGGACCATAGGAGCCGGAGCTTTAGGGTGGCCGGGGGACATCATCTGTGACTGGTCACCGTACTTGTTCATGTAGTCACCGTTTTGGTACTTTTCCATTGTTTGCTATTCCTTAAATAGTTAGAGGACAAGGATTACTTATATAATAGCAACATTAGAGTGACCAATGTGCTGAAATAAGCATATCATCTAAAGAAGGGACTTTCCGACACAGAGACGCTTGGCATGACATCCTGCACAGTCATTTGACAAGCAATAGCTAATGAGTCAGGATAATCATCAAAAGCGCCCCTTGCCTCGGGTGCTGCTGCCAGCATGTATGGACCTCGGTCGATCCTTTCCAGGTCAATCATCTGTTGGTTAAACTTCTTCCAACGCTTTAGCCGTCTTGCCTTACTGTGACCAGGGGCGAAAAGCTGGTTACGCTGAAGTAGCTGCATCAAGTGCGTCCACCGCTCGTTCTGGGCTTTAGCGTCTGACGACACAGCTAGAACTTCGATGTGCGGAAGGAGTATCTGCATACGCTCAGCAAATGGGCCACCTACACCCTGGGCGTCAATACCAATCCGCATAATGTCGTAGTTGCGTAGGAAGTCAATGATCTCAAAGTACTGAGTCTCCCACTCTACGTTATTCAACTCCATCCAGTTCAACACTCTGTGCTCATAGAAACCGAAGGGGTCTGGCCTGTCCCAGTCTACCCATACGGCGGTTACCACCGTACTGTCCGTAGACCTAGCAACGTCGATACCCACAACGATAGGGGTAGTAGACCATGTTGGAACTACTCCCATACTCGGATCATATATACGAGATAGCTTGTCTTCAGACACAAACATACCTTTATCCAACAACCACTCGTTATTATAGGATTGTCTGAACTCATCTGAGTCCTCACCAATGCGGATCTTCTCTTTGTTTATATAAGAGGCATAGTTCTTGTTGTACTTGGCAGCGGTTCTCCAGTCATACTCGTGATGATGAACCTTGCTCGTACGACCTTGTAACTGCCGTCTCTTGTTATGCTGAATAGCCTCCAAGAAGTAACACTTATACGTCCGAGCGGTGCCGCCGAGTACCAGGGTACCGTTGTTCCAAGCGAGCATGGGCTTGATCGACCTCTTAATCATCGTCTCGTCAGCTTCCTGAGCCTCATCGATGAATGCGAAGTGATACGTCTTAGACTCAATCTTAGCTTTAGGGTTACACGTCTGCATACGGCAGATAGAGCCACTGTTCTTGAGGCTAATGACCTTACCCTTACCACGGTTACCGCCACCTGTGGTGTAGTCATCGATTTCAGGGTCTAGTAGAACCGACTCTGCGTGTTCACTCGTGAGCTTTGCTACTACACGTCCGAATACCGTATCTGCCTGCTCCTCCGTGGGGGCGAACACGCCTACCAGAAAGCCCTTCTTGAACTTCTCAAGCCATAACGGATAGATAGGGGCGAGCTTAGGGAGAATGACCATCATGCTGGCGATGACGTTGGAGACTACCTCCGACTTACCACTCTGACGAGTGGCGATCAGTGTCTTCTCTTCACCATCGCCAAGCACGATGGACTTAATGATGTCGTAAGCAATGGGGGTCTGATACGGGAAGAACTCGATATCACAAAACGACTCAGTAAAGACCATGAGACGGCCTACCAAGTTATCGATGAACTCAGCGCTGGCCTCATCCAGTTCGATCTCTTCTTCAAGAGCTTCTATGTTAAGTTGTTCCTCAAGATCATCAAGCTCTTGGTTAGTCATGCGACTCAGTTCTTCGTCTGAGTATTCTCTCATAGTGCTCCCTAATGTGTAACCACCATTATACCATATGTAACGTTACGGCCTACGACAACCGTAATCACCTTTGATCCAAGGCCCAAAACCGCATACTGAATACAGCTTAGCGCAGGCTGCTGCGTTATGTGATGGGTTTCCTGCGAACGAGTACGGGTTGTACGCTGATAGAATCTGACCTGAACGGAAGAACCCGGCTAAAACGTTCAACTGACAGAACCCCCATGAGTCGTCTCCGGTCCTGCGGTTGCCGTTGTGCGCCGCCGAGTTGCAATTGCTTTCTCTGCTCACGATGCCCAGCATTTTCTCAACAGCCCAGTTCTGAGCACCCACATTCCACATAGCGTTAGCGATCAGGTTGGCATTGGCTTGTGAGCATCCGCTCCCCCCACCGTAGTAAGCGGGGCGTGGTCCATTCCAAACGCCACCGGACGACGGAGGAGGAGGAGGAGGAGGAGTAGGAGTAGGAGTAGGGGGGTCCAGGCGAGTAGCCGTTGCAGTCGCCCTGGCAGGGCTGGTGACCTTCGGAACGTTCTTATTGACAATTTCCTGTACGGCGTCTATGTGCTCACCAAGGCCGACCCTGGTGAGGCGCTCAATGCGATCAGCACCGTTGCCATAGTTGCCCGCTATCACATCGGTGGCGAAGACTTCGAGGTCGAGGACCACGAGATCGAGGGCGGCTTCGAGTGGCAGGATGTCTTCGTGGATTGGGCGTGGGTCAGCCGATACGCTGGAACCCGAGAAGGCAGAGATACTACCTACGAGCATACAGAACGCAATAAGGGACCTAAAGGGACGTGTCATAACTAACTCCAGTAATAGGGGATAAGGACTGTTACGTCTGGTTCAAGGGGTATAGACAGTTAGTGTATGCGTTTATACGTACCAATTAACAAGTAAAAACTGTGGGTACAGAAAGATGCCTTGGCCTATAGAAGGCTATAGAAAGGTCTTATTTAGTATCTTCGTCGTCTCTACGATCAGAGTCAGCTAGATACGCTCCAAGCACTACCATACCGGCAGCGAGACCGCCTCCAGCAAGCATAGCCTGAGAGCTTCCGTCATTCTCTGCGATTGCCACAGTACCTGCTAGAAGTCCAGCAGCTACTACGAGTAGCGGGGCAGAGAACTTCATTAGCTGGGCATGTTGACTACATTGCCAGGGAAGAACGTGCGGCCACTGCCACCGTTCCAGTCAGCGAATGTATCAAACAGTTGGGTGCTGGGCCAAGCTGTCGTACCTGTGAGACGACGGATAATTGAAGCAACACCTTCGCCGTCAAGGACGACAGTGCGAGTGCCCGCCACTCCAGGAGTGTCAACAAACACCGGCTTGCTTGCCGTGCTGTACGAGTTGAACTTCGACGGGTCCAGTTTACCGTTCTCGGTACCGGTACCGTACACTGCGGTGGCTACGCTCCAAGGCGAGTCGCCTTTCTTGACGTACCACTGTGCGGTTGCTGTTTTCTCTACACCCTCAGCCGGGGGCGGCTTAGGAAGCTCTGGCTCTGGCTCTGGGGCAGGCTCAGGCGCTGGTGGCGGTGGAGTCTCGTCGGCGTATGCCAGCCAGCAGTCGCCACGGAACTTGTCCATGTCCCACAGCGCACCGCCGTTGGCGTACTTGCTGTTTCCTGCCGGATCGTACTTACGACTCGTCCATTCAAAGTGGGCGACGATATCGCCCCAAGCGAGACCAAGTTTCTGAACGAGAATGTGGCAGAGCTTGGCGTATGCGACCTGCTGCACCTCCGGCCATTCCTCACCCGTACCGGCGTTAGCGGCTTCAATCGACAGCATGTAGCGGTTGCCTGCATCCTGCGGGATCGTGCCCTTAGAAGTCTTGTACGGGCCGCCCTTGCCCTGCGTGTTCGTGGCCCCAGCCGCACAGACGGTCACAGTTCCCGTTCTGTCCAGGTACAAAGCGCCGATCGGCTTGGCGTCTGCGTTCTTGAGCATGTAGTTCAAATCGTTAGCGGGCGAGGTATTAGAAGCGGTATGGTGAACTCCGATAGCCCATACTGCGTCATATCCACCGGACGAACGAGAGCGAGTCTCCCAACCGGGGTACTCTTCAACTTTAAGACCGCCTTCACGCAGCCATGTCGGGAGATTCAAAAGCCAGGTACTCATTGTGGCACATCCAGTTTCTCACCGTAGATAGCCTTGAGGGCATCCAGTGGTGTGTTGTTAGCGAATACTTCAGCAAGCTCATCAAGGCGTGCCCAGTTGATTGGTGCATCACCAGCAGCGTCCTGCTCCTCTGCGTCAGCAAAGTTAGCAAAGGTGTCGTCGGTGACAGGGGAGGGAGTTTCTTCTCGGCGTTTCATAGAGACCAGTGTAACACATTTACAACATTGAGTCTGGGTTACGAGTAATAAGTATTAGATTGATCTTCAGTTGGTGTAACGGGATATTCGGTCATTATTTCGCCAAATGTTAAACCGTGTGAGAGACAGTCGGTGATGCCACTCTAAAGCCTGCTCAGCGTACGAGACTGTGGCTCGTGGCAACTGCTCGTGTATAAGCTCTATAGCGTCTGTTGGGTCCCAACCTAGGGTTAGCAGAACTGCAAAGGCTGCTGAGGGGCCACGATTCAAACCCTCGCTACAGTGTACTAATACACCAGAACCTGCCAGTAAGTGTTCCCTGACCCAATCGGTAGTAACCGTAAACCAAGACTCTGGAAGTCTCTGGCCCCCATCGATTACACCTGCGTTGAAGTAGTCAATCTCGGGGGCGTTCTCTTTGACGAACTCTTCGTCGCTGCAACCTGCTCTGGTATCAAGGACGGCGTTGATACCAACCTTACGATACGTGTCTAGCACCTTACGTGCTGAATCGGAACGGAACGGAAGCGCTCCCCCGGTCCACAACTGGTCAGTAAGTTGGGCTACTCTTGGAATCTGTGGAAGGTCCATACACGGCAGTATACCACCACTTAACCTTATCCCACAAACAAGCTACCATTTTGCCAGCCGTCGCTCACGATGTCGTTACCCCATCGCTACTGTTAGTATACACCGGCTGATAAGACTCACCAGTCTCGGGTGTCTGGGGCGCTGACATTTGAGGAGTAGGTGGTTGAGAATCTCCACCGCCGCCTCCACTCATCATAGCCCGAGCACCCATACGACCACCAATCTTGGCGGTCGATGACCCCATAAATGATGTCGAGGCTGAGCGAGTAGCTGTCGAAGCTGCTCCCTTTGCGGCTGCACCTGCACCTGCACGAGCGGCAGCGCCAGCTCCAGCACGAGCAGCGGTCCCTGCCAGGAGCCTTGCTCCAATAGCGGCTACAACGGGTAATGCCATGATTTAGCTTCTTTCTGAGTCGGGTGAAGATGTATCTACCATATTAACACCCTCAGTACAGAGAAGTAGGCAATACATAACTTTTAGGCTACGCTCCTCTGCTTACCGTTCACGATCCTGCCGACGTGCCCCAGGGCGCACCCATACTTGTCTGCAAGCTCTTGTAGTGTCGGACCGGTATTCGGCCCAGTCTTCGGCCCCCTCTTCTGTGGGCCTTTGTATTCGTCCCTGATTGCTTCAACTACAGCTTCTGGAATGGTGCATTTACCGTGTCGTTCACCAACCGGATAAGTGTCGGTGCCGTCACGTTTCCTGTCAGATTGGTTCTCTGCTCTC